TCAAGACAAGAACTTGTTAAATAACTAAATATAAAAATATGTCATTAAAAAAAGCAATCATGTCTAATAGTGGAGTAGAAACCAACTATTGGAAGGTAACAAGAGTTAATCAAGACTCTATATCAGACACAGTGCAAATAACTCTAGCTGGATATATTAATCAAACAGCTAAAGAAGATGGTAAAACACCTGAAATGGTTAAAAACTATACTGTAAGCAATGGAGACTTTCTATCTTATATGTCTATTACAGAGCTAAACAAAGTAGATAATAATGGCTTTAAGGGTTCTTATAAATATATTAAAAAGCATAAAGTTAAGACTACAGTAGAAGAAGAAGAGGTTGATGTAGACAGTGAGTTTGCAGACGCTTTAGACGTTTAATAATTAATTTAAATATATGTCACAAATAAGTAAAAAAGGGTTAGTAGATTTAGAGAAAGAATTAATCTTTTTAAATGGAGAAATCACTAGAGCTAAAAAAGAATTAAAAGCTAAGACTAGCGCTCTTGTAGAACAAGAAGCTAAGTTAGATTTAGTGTCTAAAAAATATAAGATTGATAGTGAAAGAATTAATAGTGGCATTCGTCTTAAAAAAGACGAACTAAACAAACTAGAAATTAAAGATAGCAAATTTAAAACCATTATTAATGATAAAAATAAAGAAACAAAAGAATTAAGCTCAAATATATCTGATCTTAATCAAAAGGAAAATGATATATTAAAAAGCATAAAAGAAAAAGAGGAATTACTTAAAGGTGTTAATGGCTCAATAGTAACGAAGGAAGAGGATTTAAAAGCCAAGGAATTAGAATTATCCACTAGAGAGAAAAAGTTAGATGAGAACAATACAAGACTAGAGGAAGATAGAGAGTCATTTGATACTTATTCAGAAAATATTGAGAAGAGTAAGAAATTAGTTGAGGAAGGTGAGAATAAGTTAATCATATTTAAAAATTCAATAGAATTAGATAAGAATGATGTTAAGAAAGAAAAGAAATGGCTTGATAGTGAAAGAGCAATCTTAGTATCAATTAAGGAAGAGATTGATAAAGTTAAAGAAAATACAATTAAGAAAGAGAAAGCATTAGATGAGTTAGTAGCCAAAAACAAAGAGAAGAGTATTGAAATAGATGAAAAAGAATTAGTAGTTGAAAAAGAAAGAAAAGATTTAGATGAAAAGTCACAAGAGTATTTCTTTAGAAATGAAGAGCTAAAAGTAAAAGAAAGGTCAGTTAAAATTAAAATAGATAATTATAAACTAGACAATAAATAGTATGAAATATCTAATACAAGCATTAAAACTAATTAAAGGTAAGAAAGGTGCTATATCTGCCTCAATAGGGCTTATAATCGCATATTTGGCCATTAAGGGCATTATAGGAGAGGCTGAGGTAGTACTGTATGGAGGATTAAACATCATTATATTTGGCGGAGCAAGTTATGCTACAGGCAAGTATATATACAAGAACAAGTAATATGATTTCTAAACTTCAATACATAGAGTACGAAGTTAAGAACATAGTAAGTATTTTTAAGTCCTTACTTAAAATAGCCTTTTTTATTAAAATGATAATTATCTTCATTCTAGTAATAAGGGTATTAATAATAATAATTAATGAAATATCAATATGAGGAGATACAGCGACAGGAATACAACTATAATAACATGTATTGTTGTCGTTATATGGATACTTCTAGCTTGTTGGATATACAAAACACATGGTGGATAAACAATACCCAGCCCCAGAGCTGGTAGAAGAAAAAGATAGGTCTTATAAGGCTGGATTTCAAGCTGGTGAAGACCACTCAAATCCTTCAAGAGATACAATTAACTTTATGCGAGAAACAGGAAACAAAATAAACAAACTGAGTAATGACATAACAGAAATCAAAACGTCTTTAAAACCAATCTCTGACTTTGTTAAGACTGCTAAAAATGAATTTGCTCGTAAAGAAATAGAACAAGACGTTAAAGATGTATCAAAGGAGCTAGTATCATTAAAAGTTAATCAAGCTAAGTTAATTGCTAAATCTGGATTTGTCTTTGCCATCATAATGATTATATTAGAAATAGCATTAAATAAATTATTCTAAACATATGCCTGGATTAATACAACAAAAAGTAAACCCTAAGGATTGGTTGTTCGGATCAAGCCCAATACAAAATGATACAGTCTTTATTAAGAGTGGGGATTGGGGTGAATGGTTACCTGAAGGGGAATTACAAAAGACCAATGTATTTGATACATGGAGTTGTGTATCTCAATCAGCTTGTAATGTAATAGAGACTTATCTTAACTACATGCTAGCACAAGGAGGTATTAGTGCAGTTAAGACAGAATGGTTAAAAGAGAAAGGTTATTTAGTAGATGGTAAGTTTAATTTTAGTGATAGATACGTAGCTAGAATTTCTAATACTAAAGTTGGTTATGGGAATACTTATAATAGTGTTGGCGAGGCTATAAGAGTACATGGATTAGTTCCTGAAAGTATGTGGTCAACAAGCATGGATATGAATGAGAGTGAGTACTACAGTGACGTCTCAGAGGTCACACAAGCCACAGGGAGAGACTTTATAGACAAGTTCCCTATAAACTACGAGTTAGTCCATTTAGAGGACTTTAAGGAGGCTCTACAGTATGCACCTCTTCAGATTGGAGTAAATGCTTGGTATAAGAATAATCAAGGTGTTTACTACAATACAGTTGATAAACATAACCACGCTGTAGAAGATTATAAAGAACATCATATATTTGACAGCTATAAACCATATTTAAAAACTCTAGTAGAAGATTATAACTATGGATTCTGGGCTGGTAAATATTATGTAAACTTAAATAAATATATGAAAAAATTAGAATTAAAACAAAATACGTTAGTTCAATTAACAGAAGGACATGGAGGATTTGGACTTTATCTAGATGATAGAATTATAGTAGATGATTTAGCTAAAATTCAAGCTAGTTGGATATTAAGAAATTCAAAAGAAGGTAAGTTTAATGAAGGATTTACTAGGTCACTAACACAAGAACAGTGGGATTCTTTCCCAAAAGCTAATTTAAAGGGTGAAACTTTATAAACATATGACTATAATACCAAAATTAAGAAACAAGTTCGGTGAAAATCTAGGAGTAGAGTTATTTATTAATTTTCCTTATTTAGAAGGTGAGGGTACTTTAATTAATACAGACGCTACAAGTGGTGTCTCTAGCTTTACAGTTGACAATGGTAATAAATTTGCAGTTGGTGAGTACATAGTTGTAGGGAATATAGGAGCTGAGAAATCAGAAATTATCCGTATTCATACATCTACTACCCCTACTTCAACCACTATAACATTAGCTACTAACTCAGTGTTCGCTCACTCAAGAGGAGATATAATACAATCCATTCCATATGATCAACTAGAGATAGAGCGCTCTACAGATGGTGGAACAACTTACTCAAATTTAACTACAATAGATATACGACCTGATAGTGAAGATACATATTACAATCATACTATAGGAGCTTCCACAGATTATTATAGGGTACGTTTTGCTAATTCAATTACATCAGTTAAGAGTCAATATTCAGATGGAATTATAGCTACAGGATATGGAGCTGGTACAGCAGGTGATGTTATTAGAAAAGCTTTAGTATCTATGGGTGAAGAAATAGATAGTAGCATCTTAACGAAAGAGTTCTTATTTAATGCTTTGACAGAAGGACGTAGAGAGATAGATGAAAATGTAAACATACAAAGATGGGAGTTTAGAACAGCTTTCAACTTTGATGCTGGCAATGTAATTCCCGGTGTTAATACATTAACTTTACCAACTAACTTAAGAGAGCCTTCAACCAATAAGAATGTATTGAGTCTAAGAGTAGGAAGAGATAAGATCAGTCTTTTTTATATAGATAAGATAGCAATGAACAGATATTACAGAGGAGTTATGGAGACAACTTTAGATGGAGCAGTAGTAACAGCAGATACAACTATAGTGCTTACATCCTCAGGAGACTTTAGTGATAGTGGAGCAATTAATATATCAGCTCAAGATGTAGACGAAGAATTAGATGTTGTTGATTATACAGGGAATACCTTAACTACTAACACTATTACAGGTGTAACAGGTATTAGAACAGCAGGTCATGCTACTGGAACTAAGGTTTGGCAAGGAGCTAGCTTTGGTAAACCTAGATTCTATACAGTAGACAATGGAGTAGCTACTTTTGACACACCTTTTAGTAATGATATAGCAGGAGAGAATATATGGCTTGATTATTATAAAGCTATTACAGATATTAATTCAGATGCAGATGCTTTAGATGAGCCTTTTTACAGTATATATATCCCTTACATGAGATATAGAATTAAACTAAGAAAGAATCCGTCTTTAATACAAGATACAGACCCAGATTATAGAGATTGGGTACAAAAGAGAGAAGCACAAGTTAACAAAAATTATAGTGGTCAAGGATTAAGACTACATATAGATATTCCTTAAACATATGGCAAGCCTACCAAAAATAACATTACCTAATATTCAAAATGGAATCATACGCCCTCAAGCTGTTGATGAGACTTTAGTTCCTCAGAGCACTTGTAGATTCGCTCAGAACGTCCATTTTGACGAAATAGGAGCAGTTAAGCTAAGAAAGGGTTTAACTCTAGTAAAAGCTCAAGTAGAGTCAGGAAGCCCTATTTTAGGCATGGCTAACTATATTGATAACCTAAGAACTACTTTTAGATTAATAGCTAAGATAAATACAAAAGTTTATTCATATAATGGTACTACATGGAGTGAGGCAAGGGCTGGTATTTCAGCAAGCAGTAAGGCACGCTTTACTAACTTTATTGATTTAACATATATGGTAAATGGTAATGGAGGAGATGCTTTACAGACATACGGAGGTACTACATTCGGAACAAGCAATGTAGCAGACTTGCCTAAAGGAGATTTCATAGAGAATTACCGTTCAAGAGTATGGGTAGCCGATAGTTCTACTGATAAGGTTTACTATAGTGACGTTGTCACAACAAGTAATACTCTTACTGGTGGTACTTCATTTATTCAAGTGAGTCCTCAGGATGGCGAACGAATAACAGCTTTAAAGCGTCATCCGAGGGCTTTATTAGTATTTAAAAACAATCATATATATAAGATTTATAGTCCTTTATCAAGTGACCCAGACCCCTCTATTCTTCGAGGAACTTATAGTCAAGAAAGTGTTATAGAGAGTAAGGCTGGAATGTTCTACCATCACCCTACAGCATTTTATCAATTAAACTTTGATGGACCACAGATAGAAATATCAAAACCTATAATAGATGTTATAGAAGCTATACCACGTTCTTATTATGAGAGTGTTAGTGGTTGGGAAGATGGAGACCACCTTTATTGGAGTATAGGAGATATTACTTTAGAGGGTCTTTCATTCTCTAATATGGTTTGTCGGTACACACTTTCTACACAGGTATGGACTTTATATTCTTATGGCTCAGAAATACGAACAGGAGGCAAGTATGATGATGG